GTTGTCGTCCAATATCCAATGTCTTTCATGTCCCTCTTCAACAGAATGTTCCCAAACCCAGTTTCTGGCAGGGATGCTTCCCTGTCCAAGATTGGAAAAAGGCAAGGTGAGTATCTTCTCTTCGTCTATTGCAGAAGCATACTCGTCGTACTCTTGAGGCTCCACAACCATGCGATAAGGTACGTCCATCCGTTCGAGAGCCTTGCTGGTCAAGCGAGACTCCCAGCGTCCCTTGGAGATGACGTAGATGGGATACTTTGGATTCAAAGATTGATTGGAGACAAAACGCTTGTCAGACATCCGACCAATCTCTTCTCTTGGATACCATATCGAACGCGTCTTGTCTGTCAAATTCCTTTGAATCAACTCGGCAAACGCCTCTCTGTCGTCTGGATTTCTGAAGTGAACTATGACGGACGAATCGGAAGTGAGGTCAACTTGATTGAAGGCAGGCATGCCCTTCCAATGCTCCTGCCACTTGGGAGGTAAATCGAAGAAACTCAACATCATCCAAAAAATCCTTTCATTTTATTTTTCTTTTCAACAACAGATCTTGTATTGATAATTCGTCTTTTTGAATTCTTCAAACATTCAAGTTCCCATTCTTCACTTGGCAATTGCTCATTGGCGATTGCTGCCTTCTCCCATCCATCAGCAAAAACTTCTTCATCCATTTCTAATGAAGACATGTCCCTCCATTCTTTTCCATCCCACCATTGATCAAATGTTTCTTCTGGCCAAATCTTCATATCACATTTTGAAAATGCACAATTACATCTACTGCAATATGGAATACCTGCCCGATCTTTATTGAACAATCTACGACGAATACTCTGCATCAATCGACCAAACCAATATCTCTTGAATCCTTCAGAGCCTTCAGAAACATTACCCATCAAACCACAAGCCTCACACAAAAAATCAATACAACAAAACGTATAATCCCCTTCGTAACTTACAGTGACAAATCGTTGAGGAATCGTGCATCGTCTTTCATAAGATTCTCTGACAGGAACAAGACCATATGGTATGGATGCTTTCCAATCTATATGATTCAAAAAAGTACTCAATCTGCCAACATTCCTCCACTTGATCCTATTCTCCGGACGATCCTGCAAAATAATCAATTTCATATCAGGATCATTGTAATATGTATTCGCTTTCCGTTCATGTCCCTCACTGCCAATTTTATGATTATTATACATAAACCATTCTATGCCTGATGCTTCAGCCAATGCTATGTGCTTTTCAACTGGTGCATACATATCAACATAAATACTGTGAAAACCAGCATCAAACATTTCCCTGTATGTAATATCCCCTTTCATCAATGATATTCCATTGGTATATGTTGTAATCTGAGTAGTCGGACTTATCTCTCTGGCCATAGAAACAAATTCAAACATATGCGGATGCAACGTCGGCTCACCACATTGTCCTATTTCAAAACGACAGTACGGTGTGTTTTCTGCTACAATTCTGAATATGGCTTCCCATACAGATTTGGACATAAAACAATTTACACCATCAGCTGGAAAAATCCTTGAAGGACAATGCCAACAATTCAAATTGCAACCTCTGACAAATTCAACAGCCCATTGCCATGGACCAAATCTTCCCAACGGTTTCTTTGCATTCTTTATGCTATCCCAATCCATCACTCAACCTCCAATAAGACGGACGATCGTTCCATAATCCAGTGGACTGTTTTTCATAACCAGCTCTTCTCAACTCAGCATTGAACAATCTTGAAGCCTTGTTGCCAATTACACTTTTCAACATACCAAACCCACCCGATTTGAACTTATAACAATCAAAATGTCCCAATGCCCTTTGACCAAATGCATTTGCAATCACCAAAGCAATAGGTCTTATTTTGAGAACTTCTTTCAGATGTTCAACAGGTTTCTGAAAATGTTCAAAATACTCAGATGCTACAATCAAACATCTACTATTGAAATCCAAAGCATGAACATCTGAAACAACAGAGAAACCAAAACGTTTCCCCATTTTCTCTGCTATTTGTCGCTGCAATGTACCTTCCAAATTCGTACCGAAAATCTCAGCATCCGGAAATATATCTACCAATGCAGCAGTTGTATACCCAATTCCACAACCAAGATCAAATACTGCATCAATCGAACCAAGATCATCCACAATACTTCCAGCAAGCAAAGGAACTGTTTTTCCTATACTTGCAATAGTTTTTTTTGAATACACAACCCAACAAGCCCATAACTCACTCAAATAATAATCACCTTCATATATACTCCATTCAGGTTCCATACTGAGTGAATCATACCAACGATTCTCCATCAAAAAAATTACATCTTCATCAACAGAATCAATAGACCTACCTTTGTATTTTGATATGAGTGCAATAGCCATCCTTTCAACAAAATCCACATCTGCTCCTATCTTCTTACACATTTCTAGATATGAAGAGATTGAAGCAGATATGGAATTATCCAAAAATACACTCATTCCATTCATCCATTCAAATATCCATCAATTGCACGCCATGCATTAGTCAATACACTTCGTGATTGCCTAGAATTCAATTTACCACCCACCATACTGTCAACTTCCTCCACCATCTCATCTGTAATACCAATACCAAAACCATATTTCTTCAATACAACTCCTGCAAAAAATTCTCTATTCTGAAGTGATTTGATCTTTGCAGACTTCTTTTCCTTGGTCTTGTCCTTCGGCTCTTCCTTGGCTTCCTCACTCTTCTTCGGACGACCACGCTTCTTCTTCGACTCTTCCTTGGCTTCCTCGTCCTTGACCTTCTTCGATCGCCTTCGCTTCTTCTTCGGCTCATCCTTGACTTCCTCTTCCTCGACTTCCTCTTCGTTCTCAATATCAATCGTTGCTTCTTCTACATCCTCAGTAGGAATGTCAAGGATGTTCGTGTCGTCCGATGGTGAAATTTTAATCTGACCATCCAACTCGACAATCTTGCGAAAGATCTTGTTGAGATCCTCGTCCGTGTCAATCTCCATTTCTTTGTCCGCCTTGGCCATCTCAACAACCGGCCCCAACTTTTCGTTCATCTTCGGAACATTCCACTTCGTTGCCAGCTTGTAACCAAGAGCCACGAAAATTTCCAACATGTCGTCACGAGAAACAATGTTCGCCATCTCAACACTCCAATTCAAAAAAGGGTTTTCGCAAGGAACACTCGTCCTTGTCTATCACATAATACTTCATTTTCATTTTCTCAGCAGAACAAACTGAAAATTTCCGCCAAAAAATCATCTTCCTCCCAACGATCGAACGGCAGGACAAGCAGCAGCAAAACATCCAGCCACCGGCAGACCATACCTTTCATTGTATTTTCCTTCTCGACGTACAACCCAATTGACTCTGGTCAATCCTTTTTCTTTGTCTTCCGGTGATACATTCAATCCAATCATTCCATTGACGTGAGCCAACTTTGTTTTCCGTCCGCTGAAATGCTGACGACCCAACGTCCTTTGTCCTCCGTAAGCCGTAGCATTCGATTGAGTGGCCGTCAACACCAAGCAATGAAACTCTTGACTCAACCTCCGAAGATGTTTCCACGTTGCATCGATTTGATCCAACGATTCTCTGATCCCAGTTGGTGGAGAAAGGATGTCTGCATAATCAATAATCAGAACGTCCGGCGTCCATCCTTCACGACACCAATCTCTCACAATCGATTCGATGCCAGCCACGTTGATCGAACTGTTGGGATGACAAGTCAAACGAAACATGTCCTTCTTCCGACTCAATTTTTGAAAAGCTCTGAATGCTCGTCCTGGATCAAGTGCATCATCGAACTCTCTTTCTTCCGATACGATTTCAATTTCTTCATCGATGCTCACCCGCGTTGGCCATTTGATTGTCTCAGCTTCCCACGATCTTCGCAACGTCCTCTGACCCATGCGCATGATGGCTTCCTTCTGCCCCATGTCACCAGCATCGACGTATCCAACCCGACATCTGTTTCTTACAGCCCTGTAAGCAGCATCGATCAACCACATGGTCTTCCCGGTTTTGTCCGGAGCCATGAAAGCATACAACGATTCTCGAACCATCCACTTGCCAAGGAATCCATCGAGTTGATCTGGATATGAAATCAAAGAACGTCTTCGTTCTGGATTCAATGCTTCACGCCACGCTTCATAATCGGTCGACAACTTCACAGTCGTTCCAACTCCCAACTCCACCCGCATCAATCCAGACAACTTTCCATGGGCATCTTCAATTCGATTGAAATCCAAATCGTCTTCGACTTCTCGAACCATTGCTCGCATCTGAATCTTGTTGAACAATCGTCCTGCTACATCCAACAAATAATCGCTGTTCGGTTTCTCTCGTTCAGCATCGTGATCGTCACTCAATTCAATCAGAAACTTTTCGATGTGAGCAGATGTCTTTTCATCAACATTTGGCTTGGATGCCCACTCTTCAAAAATCGATTTCAATTCACCATTCGGACACGTCCCATACTTCTCAAGATGATTGACACACCAACCACCAACCAAATTGGCATACCGAGCATCGAACAAACCACCTGCCTTCCATTGCGAAGCAATCCTAGACAACACGGTTTGGTCCGTCACCATGCCGCAAAGAACTCGTCTCAAATCACCACCGTCATACTTTCGGATCTTCACTCATCGTCCTCAGTATCAAAATCAAGATCGAACCGATTTTCATGATCGTCTTGAATTTCTTCCCATTTGAAATCATCACAATAACATCGATCGTACAATTCTCCACACCATTCACAGAACTCACCAATTCGATCTTCGTGTTCTTCGCTGATGTCACCCATCACAATTCCTCACAATTCTTTGACGCAACTGCTTTCTCGTCTGTCTTTTCAGAACCTCTTCCCGAAACGATTTCCCACTTGCCCCACCTCGGATGATCTCCACTGCATTGAACGATTCGTGCTCTTCCCGTAATTGGATCAATTGAATCAAGATAGATGATGAATCTGTCTTCATGCCAAATGTAGCACCAATTACCCGATACGGTTTCACCCGTCTCCATATTTTGCCAAACAGTTTTATTCATTACATTCTTCCTTCATCTGCTCAACAACTCGATCCATGTTTTGCTTGATCAAATCGACATGCTCTTGAACACTGTCCAACAAATGCTTTCCATACCAAACACAAATCGTCAAACTACGCATCTCGTTCCACACCTGATCAAACGTTTTTTCACTCTCACGTTTTTCTCTGCAAGTACCCATTATAATTCACTCCTGAATCGATCTGAATTCAAATACCGACGCAAATCCTCTTGAAAGGTTTGATCGGCAAGCCACACCAACCAATCACTTCTCACATCGTCCACTCTCATTCCTTTGTATTCTCCGAACGGCATCCTTGAATTCCCAAAGACTTTGGCTTCTTCATTCGTCATCTTCCTTGTTTTCACTTCTGCGATCACTTGGACCCTCGGAAGGAACTTTCCGATTTCACTTCTCAAAACAGACCAGAAATGACGACCGTACTTTTTGCCCTCTTCCTTTGCCATCTCAGCAACCAACCTGGCAGCAATGCCGGCTTCAACATTCAAATCAATTTTGTCCTTGTCAACCATAAACATGTCTCCTCAATTCCTTCACCGATATCATACCAGGCTTCATTCCAACATCGATCAAAGCATTGTCGATGTTCTTCTGCGACATGGACAATTCCTGCTGAAGCAACATCCTGTCAATTCGATCGAGCAATTTGTTGTGATCGGTTTCAAACATCTTTCCACTTCCGTTTTTGCTGGTGCGTCTGATGGCTGCCGGTATCTTTCCGTTCTTGTATTTGTCTCGAAAGGTTCTGGCCGTAAATGCTTCGGGTATGTATTCCTGTCCGATGAATTCTTTGTACCAATCGATGGCTCTCTCTATGTCTTCCTCCGACACTTTGTCAATCTCTCGCATCTTTCTGATTTCATCTGGCCACTTCCCTCTGTCCGACAAACGATTGATCTTGATGTGAGACGACACAACTTTGGCAAGGTCGTTGGCCATCATCTTGTCGAAGGTGTTTGGTTTCTTTCGTTTCTTTTTCTCGTTCGATCGAACATGGTCGGAACACTTTTGTTCCGACAAAGTTTTCTTCTTAGTTTCTTTCTCTAAGTTTCTTTCTCTGATCGGTCCCCAATTTCTAGGGAGTCGGTCCCCAATTTCTAGGGAGTCGATCCCTAAATTTTGGGTATCTGATTCTGCTGTCAATCGGTACGATTTTTTTATCCTAGCTTTGTCCCTGTCATCTACTTCTACTTCAAGGAATCCTTGTTCAACTGCTGTTTTCAATCCAACGTATACAGATTGCGAACTCAAACCAGTTCCATTATCAAGTCGACTTCCGTCTTTTCGTTTTCTTCCATTTACGTATTCATCCGTAGTGATTCTTTTGAATTTTCCATATTCACCGAATCCCCAAGTATGTCGAATGGTATACAGAATCACCTTGAGAACAGCCTTCGACATCGATGGCATGTGATCAATAATGCAATTTGGCATCTTGAAATAGTTGCTTTCGGGATTTGGAAAGCCTTCAAATTTTTGTAATTCATTCATTAGATTATCCCTTGTGACTTTGGGAGTTTTTCAATTGACTCCATTGGTATTCGATGTGAACAATTATTTCCAGAATAGAAAAAAGAAAAGCCATCCAGCGGGTAGTCTGGATGGCTTTCTGGAATCAAATCCCGCTCAGGAATGAGCAGCGACAGATCGACTAAATTGTATTCAATGCAAACCACTAGACTCATTCCATTTGCTGGAATCAGATTCCTACCAGATGATTTGAATTCCTTCTACCCGAATCCCAATCATCTTTGGTATTATACCCAAACCAATTTCTCGTTCCTATATCAATTTGAAAAATTGGTTTAGTGTCACTCTTCATAGGCCAGTTCCAACCACAATTTCATTCCGACAAACGATTCGAGAAGTTCATCCCAAACAGAATCAGAATTGAATGAACTACCATTCCACTTCAGATAAACCAAAACATTCCTCATTCTTTTACAAAAACAGATTTCGGATTTCGTCCACTTCACTTCGATCTGCATCGGCCACATCACTTCCAGTTTCCAGTTCGATCACCTCGGTCGTTCCTGGAAACACCGACAACTCACTGGCCAACGTCTTTGCTTTCATCATACCGGCTCGGTCGTTGTCGAAACAAATGACTCGATGAGGAAACGAAGCCAGCCGTCTTCTTTGTTCCTGGCTGATTCCAACTCCCATCACGGCCACCGCTCCAGGACCGAGCCGCCAAACATCGGTCGGACCTTCGACCACAACAATGCTTCCACTCGTTACCAGATTTTCTCCGTAAAGCAATTCACTCATCGGAATCTGCTCTTGATCTGAACGAGCGTTCACGTAGCGAGGTTCGCCAGATCCGATCCGTCTGGTGGTCCAACTGACTGTTGTCCCGGCTGGATTCTGAATCGGTATCCAAATTGACCATCCCAATTGGGGGGCTTGTCCAATTCCTTGGATTCCCCACAAACGGACGATTTCCTTCGGATCGAATCCTCTGTCCTTCAAATAAGCCCTGTGGGGCCGTTCTGGAGCTTCCAATCCTGGAGGATAGATTATAGGGCCAAGGAGCTTGGAAGCCCCAGAACGGGCTCCTGTGGACGATTTGACCCCATCCAAAAGACTTCGAACCGTTCCCCACGATTCTCCGGAAGAATCAACGAGAATCTGAGGCAGCCACAAACCACCGCAAGTCCAGCAATTGGTATGCAATCCTTCGATGCTGATCCCGGCCTTGAATTTTCCAGAACCGGGAGAGCATCGAGGACAATCGATTCCAATCCATTCGGATGAGACGTGCCGATGCTGACCGGCTTCTCGATACGGAATCGATAGCTCATCGAGAATTTGTTGAATTGTCATTTGATACATTTACCCATCGTCGAAACATCATCTTCAAACAATCGGAAGGTTGTTTGATTCGATAAGCACCTTCGACATCTGCCATCCAACCGTCGACTTCGTATTGCTCTGCTTCTTTTTTGGAAGCAGCAACAGCTTCTTTTCGATCTTTGCATCCAAGCGGTTTGGGCAACGAAAGAGTTTTGCTCTCCATCTTCCGTCCAATTTTGTCAAGCCCCCTGGCATCAAAAGCACAAGGACGGCAAGCAAATGATCCAAGAGCCTTCCCAAATTCTTCGTGGCTCATTTGGATTTCAACGAATTCGATGCGGCTCAATTCGTCTTCTACGCGAATTGAAACATAATCATCGTCTTTCGTATTGCATTGAACATGGCTGATCGTCAACTTGCCTTTCATTGATTTTCTCCTTTGAAAAACATTTCTGGGGACAAACCTTCGTTCAGTCTCTTTTTGATAGCAGATTCAAAACGAATTTTTCTGTCTGCTATTGCAGTCGAAACTTTTTGAATCAATTTGTTTTGATCCACCTTGAAAATCACTTCACAAGTGGCCATGATCGATCCAAGAGCATCACACAATATGTCCAATGCTTCTTCTGGTGATCGGCCTTCGATTGCTTTCACCACTTCCACTACATGAACTCTTCGTTCTTTCGTATTCATCTGAAATCCTTTCTCCGGTTATTCAACATTGACAGAAATCGTTAACTACTTCTCCTACGAAAGAATGCGTTCGACCTTGCCACTCCAAATTGCTCCCTCTCTGTGAATGAATTTGGTTGGATCTTCTTTCATACGTTGAATATCCAGATCCAACATTTGAATTGGATCACTCGTTTCATAAATCAGAAACACGAGGTTGATATTCCACAACCACAGTTACTGTTGCTTTGTAACAACATCGTTCTTCTCCTGTGAAAAATTGTTGTTGTAACAAACGGAGGCAATCGCTCCACCCATTGAAATCAACAGGATCGGATTCGTTACGCTTCACGATTGCAATCACATGCCTCTTCGGTATTTGAACTGGCTCGGGTCATCTGGGGTAGTTGTAAATGTTGCCTCTGCCGCCAAATGGTTTGATCCGAAGAGCCGCACGAATCTGCCACGGTTGCGTTATTTCAACAATTGTCATCCATCATTTTTTTGCTCTGTATTTTGAAACAGCGTCTTGTTGCAAACAGCTTTGGCAATTCGTTCTGCACAATCCCAACAAAAATCCAATTCAGAACATTTGCATTCACCATCTATTGTAAATTGCCATTCCAGTTTTCCAGATGATGTTCCAATTGCACCCCATTCAAACAATCCATCTTCTGGATGCTCCGCTTTCTTTCCGCAAAGATCGCAAACCATTTGAAAACACTTGCGTTCCACAACAACTTCTCTTCTTTTGTTTTCAAACAATTTCATTCCAAGTTCTCCGATCTGAACGAATCTGAAGTCATGAATCCCGGTTCGTTCTCGTATCTGATCGTTCTCATTATACCTCGACGATCTGACTCTGCTTCTGCTTTTGTTTCATACGGTCCCATGATTCCAATTTCTTCATTACCGGTGATGAACCAATGCAGACCAAGACGTTTGATTTCCATTGACATGATTGTTCTCCTGTCAATTGCTTGGAACTGTTCGTGTGACTTTGAAAATGGTTTTCATGTCACCATGAGAAATGTTGCCAACAGTACCTTCGTACCACAAAATTTTGACGACGTACCTTCCAACCGAATCAACAACACCATAATACACTTTGCCGGGAGGCAGTCCATCGACAACAACTTCGTCGTTCACTTTCAAAGCTTTGCTCTCTGATTCAGTCATCGCAACGACTCCTTGATTTCATTGAATGCTTCAGCGATTCTCATCACTCCCCAACCAAGATTGCGGTAGTACTGACGAATGCTTTGTCGAACCGAAGTCCGTCCTCGTTCTGTAACTGTAATTGCATCCATGATTTCGATGGGTGATTGCATGATCATCTTCACCACTTCTACGGCGTCTTCACTGGCCGTTCTGTAGAAATCCTCGATGTCGAATCGACTCCTGAAAGGAAACGGAACTCCATGGCCTTCCGTGCTGGAATCAACGTCAAGTTCTTCCACAAAGAACATTCTGCTTTTCCGTTCTTTCCCCAACCAAGTTCGAATGGCATTCCGAACCACAACCCAGATGAACGTCGTGAAGGCTCCACGACTTGGGTCGTATCGATCTTGCTTCTCAGCAAAAGCTTCGTTGGCCACGCTGACATATTCTTCAACGTCACCACCAAACTTTCGCTGCATCTTCCAGCAAATGTTGTAAATCATTTTCTCGATGTCGCCATACGTCTCATCTCTTGCGATTGCCAAACATGCCATGATCGATCTCCTTGAAACATTATACTGGGTCTAGTATGCGAGCTTCGATGGCCCGCCTATGGTGGCTCTCGATTGAGAGCCACCCAAGCCGAGTCATGCTCTCTTCACATTGTAATGCTGAACCACGAAATAGGAATCGGGCCGACCGTCCTTTCGGATTGCATAAGCTCGATCCTTGTTTTTGTTCCTTCCAGGAATCACTTTCAAAATGGTTCCGAGGAAACCATCTGCATGACGAACTCGATCACCCACCTTCAAGCACTTTCGCATTTCTCATTCTCCTTTTGCTTTTTGCACCAACTCCGAAGGGAGTTGACGCTGGTACTTGACAACGAACTTCAAAGCGTACTCGAACTGACGAGGAGACCATTCGGGGTTCATCGCCAGTTCCTTTCCGAACCTCGAATCGAATTTGTTGAAACCCCGACCATCAAGGGACATCGCTCCATCACATACCCCAGCCAATCGCTGCAATCCTTCACGGACTGCTTCGATTTGATCCTTCGTTGGTCCATCTTTTTCTTCTTCAACAGTCACTTCGATCTTGGTTTGACGAACCTTCTCACCGGTCTTTTTCACTTCGACCGATTCAACCTTCTTCGGTTGCTTGGTTTCAACCTTCCGATCCAAAGCCTTATCGATCACGATCTGTTTCTCAATCAGAGTCTGAGCCATCGTGGCATCCAACGAATCTTCCAGAACGAGGTGCTGAACCAAAACCGATTCGTCTTGACCGATGCGGTGGCAGCGATCTTCAGCCTGGCTGAGATTTCCCGGAACCCAATCGAGTTCTGCAAAGACGACGTGACTGGATTTGGTCCACGTCCATCCCGTTCCACCAACTTGCATGTTGGCAACGATCAAATCCAACTCACCAGCTTGGAATCGATCTGTGATCCGTTGTCGTTCCTCCATCGACGTGTCGCCAACCATCACAGCTGCTCGATCTCCGAACGGTTCGGCCAATTGTTCGGCCACGTCCTTGTGCCAAGCGAAGCAAACAACTGAACCTTCTTCGAGAGCCGATTCCAAATGCTCAACAACATGAGGAATTTTGGCCAAAGCAACTTCGTGACGAGCCTTCGACATCTCTTCGAACAGAACCGAATTCGCTTGACGAATCCGATAACCGTATTCCAACACATCGGCTTCGCGTCCTTCAGCTTCGGCTTCGGCCAATCGCTGCTCCAAATCTTCGATCCATTCACGATGCTGATCGTAAATCCTTCGTTCTTCGGCAATTGCTCCAGCCGCTCCATTGGCCGGCAACTCGATGATTTGTCTTCGCTTCGGAGGAAGATCTGCCAGAACATTCTCTTTCAACCGACGAACCATGAATCGCTCACGCATCAATCGTTGAAGTTCCGAAAGATTGCTGGCTCCTTTGAAATTCCAAACCATTCCAGCCTTCGGAACATACTCTTGCTTTGCATCGCAATACTTTCTTGCAAAAGCAAAGAACGACTTTCCCAATCCAGCAGGATCGATCGATTCGACCAACGGCCAAAGTTCGATTGGCCTGTTGACGATCGGAGTGCCAGTCAAAAACAATTTCCGATTGGCTTTGATCGGCTGTTGTTTGATCTCACCCTTCTTCGTCTTCCAACCGAAGATGGCCCTCGTTCGAGCGGCCTTGGGATTTTTCACGTAGTGGCATTCGTCAACGATCAACAGATCCCATGTTCTTTCATCGATTCGATCGCGGTGCTTGGCAAGCACGTCGTAATTCACGATCACGACATTTGCATGTTCTGCATGAATCCAATCGGTCTTTTTACCACCACTGATCACTGCATACCATTCCACTGGTTTCGTCGTCCACTTTTGGAATTCACGAAACCAATTCAAACGAAGGCTCGCCGGACAAACGATCAATACGGTTTTGATCGAGGGAACCGCATTGAAAATTCCTATGGCTTGAATCGTCTTGCCCAATCCCATCTGATCACCGATCAAGGTGGCCGGCCGATCCAAAGCGTAAGCGATCCCAGCCCGTTGGAACGGAAGGTATTCCAATCCTTGGGGTCTGGGAACGTCCAGAACGGCGTCTGTGGCCCTCGAAGCAGTTTGGGCCTGTTCCATATCCTTTTGTTCGGCATCGTCCAGGGGAAGCCACCAGAGGGCTTCCCAGCGACCGTCTCGATCTTTACCGCAGGACACTCCAGCTTCTTTCAGAGCAACCTTGCTGGATTTCCACGCCGTCCAGAATTTGGATTGCGGAAACGCCTTTCGCAGATTCCTTGGTCCGTTCTTCGTCTCAACTCGTTTGGGAGATCCCCACTGGGCGATGTCCTCGATCTTCATGGTAATGGTCATGCTATAACTCCTCATTCATTGATTTGATGCGGCTGTCGATTTCGTCTTGTTTGCCAGACGTTCCGATAATAAGCAAATCATCGGATCGAATTCCGTTGTTGATTTTGTACTGACGTTCTTTTTCAACATCTTTTTTGCAGTAGCTTCCAAATTCAGACACCCATATTCCTTCCAATCGTTCGATCAACAGATAATACGATCCCATTTCAAATCTCCTTTGCTTGTGATCGGCTTCGGCCGATCGTCCGGTTGAACTCGATCGGCTCAACCCTCGGGGCTCCACGTTGGAGCCCTTGGGGACGAGTCGTTCAGACATTCAATTGCATTCCAGGAACCAATACAATCGTCCGGCAGAATTCCCCTTCTGTCCCTTCATCAAACTCAACCATCCAATCAAGAAATCGTTCATCTACCACGCGGACCAACTTTTTCAGAGTTGCCATACCCTCTGGCTTCAATCGAGTAATCGGATCTTCGTAGATCATCACCCGATTACCCACCTTCAGAACGATCTTTTGCGGAACTGCTTTCCGTCTGAATTTCTGAGCCGAGCGGAAAGTTACCTTTCGCTTGGTCTTGAGGTTCGTCACATCGTAGACAGTTCTGGTTTTGTGAACCAATCCCGTCGCAGGATACCGAGCTGCCGTAGTATATGATTTTTCTCGGATCGAATCGACTCGAACAGGAACCTCATTCCCACTGACCTTGGCCACATACGTTTGGCCGACTTCAATCTCATTCGCTTTCATCGCTCATCTCCTTCAGGATTGAATTTGAAATCGTGAACTCAACAGCCGATAATCAACCGGCAATTTGATCGGCCCGTAGTGTTGGGCCCATCTGTAAGATCTCCAGAACGAATACCACCAACGACGATCGTCGTCCTTGGTTCGTCGTTTCCGTTTTCCATCAGGCATCGTTCGATTCCTCCAAAGCGTCGAACAAAGCGTCGGCAAATTTTCGATGCCTTGCAGTGGTCTGCGGATGGTTGTGATGCTCTCCATTCAATTTCGGATCGGTCGTCATCATGAAATTCTGAAGGTCATCGATGAGGCTTTCGATTCGTTTTTCGGCAGCCTCTTCAGTGTAGATCGTTTCGTAAACAACCTTCAGCAAATTTGCAAACTCCCTGCGGGGTTCGTACGTTGGTCATGATTCGTTCTCCTTTTGAACCTTGTGAACCGAAGGATTCTTTTCGGCCTTCAGCTTGACGGCATAGAAACGACGAGCTTCGTATGCATTCGCAAAAGAACTTTCTCACTCGCTTTCCTCTTCGATCGTACTCAACGACGATCGGAGGCAATCTGTTGATGATGCTGGACATGTGTTCCTTCCTTCCTTACGATCTGATGACAACGACCGGGGTCCGATCTTCCGACGCTTCCATGAAGGCGTCTTCTTCATGACATCTGTCATCGAACCGCTCGATTGCAATTTCAGAACGACTGTATGCAGACTTCTCGATGGTCTCGTCTTGCTCCAACTGATCGACCGAAGTGACCGGAAGAACTTGCTGCGTATCCCTGCCAGCGTTGGTATTGTGGGGCTTGGCAACGAAGATGCCAAAAAACTCATCCATGGCCTCAGACTGAAAAATTAGAGTGTACTGCCGTGTGATATACTCTCTGTTTTCCCAACCGTCTTCTGTGAGCCCAAGTAGCCGCCGTACTTGGTCACGAACCTTTTTGACTGTTCCGTTGCCAGGCTCAGTTCCAAGTGGGTAGGTGAGCCACCACTTCTGGGCTCCCGCTGTCGTCTCTCGGGAAACGACTTTGCAACCAAGTTTTTTCAGGGTGGTAATGACGTTCATGATTTTCTCCAGTGAAAGGAAAGGAAGTAAATTCAAGTGCCCCGCTGGGTCGTGGTCCCCAGTCAACACTGTCGGGGCGGTGATTTGTCTTTGCCAGGCTCGTCAAGGCTCTTCTTTCTCTTCAGCGTTCTGTCACTGAAGCAAAAAGAAGGATCGAAAATAGATTCGAGGTTTTCCCGGATGCGGCTCAACCCGTTGTTTGTGCTCGGGGCCTTGCCGTCGATTCCTTATCCCTCTGATTTGACTCTTGCTATGCCTTCGCGGCCTTGCCCCCGTCCTTTCTGCATTTGATTTTGTTTCTCATTTCTCACTCCCTCTGCCCTCATTATACACCAATCGGCCAATCTGGGGTGAAAAATCTTCTTATTTCCTCAAAATAAACTGGGAACAACCAAACAAAAATGACGTAACTCCTTGTGGAATAACGACTTAGGGAACAGAAACTGATCTGAAAATAATTTCAAATCACCGGAAATTCGTCCTATATAATAAGAGAACAGGCCGGTCCAATGAGAATTTCACCAGACCGACCTTGAATCTGATTGATTCAAGCAGCGAGCGGGAGCATCGAACGAAACTGATTGATCTGGTCCATTTGAACGGCAATCGGATTCCGCTTGACGACCCACGTGAAGGCGTTCAGCAGACTCCACGAATTCTCCGAACCAAACTCATCTCCGAATCGCGGCACTCGATACTCTCGATCGACGTCGGCCAATCGACTCCAGGGCATGAGCCCTTGTCGACCGGCTTCGAGAATCAAATGTTCCGCTTCGGCTTCAACCAAATCTCGCTCCCTCAAACGATTGATCGTTCGTTTCATCCGCTTGGCCGAAACAACGTAATCGTCGAGAGCGAACATCACTTCCTCTTGGAGATTGAATCGAGGAGTGTGCTTGTGCTTCAGAATGATTTCACCAGTAGCCAAACCGTTTGAGCAAATGGACACTCGACCGCCGACGTAGATTCGCAAGGCTCGATTCCTGCGATTGTCGTGAAGAACACCCATCGCGAAATCAAGACCATCGATCGATTCGAGTTCTGCGATTTCAGAGAAGTCGATGGCTCCAGCAAGATCGGCTCCGTCACCACCAACGGACCAAGCCGAACTTTTGATTTCCCAACCTCTTCGATCGGCAGCAGCAATCAGAGTGTCTGCCAATTCACCGTGTTGAATTCCTTGCCACCATTGACCAGCTTTCTCAGGAGCAACCAACGGAATGCTTCGCAATCCTTCCAACGACGTGTTTGCACCGTAAACCGTAATCATTTTCCAATCCTCCAAATAAAAATGAGTTGCTTGTTCACTTCTATTATACAGAGAATTGATTTTGAAGATGAGATATTTTGAAGAATTCCAAAATTATCTTGGAGGAACGCATCTCGTCCCGTCTTCCCATCTGAGATCGACACCGGGATTCAGCCGCTTCCAAATCTTGCGAAATCGTTTTGGATCAACAGCATCTGATTCCCGTATTGCCATTGTTCCACCATTCGGTCTTTTACCAATCAAACAAATGCCACGACTCTCTACAATGGTGTAAACAACGGTGCAATCAAATCCACGACATTCCAATCGATTGTCAACGGGTTCGTTCCGCTTGAACCGCAAGAGCATTTTCCGGATCAAGTCTAGCATAACATCTCCTGTTTGCATTGTCGCCATAGAATCGATCGATCATCAATTTTTCCGATCGCAACATCCAACATTTCAAATCGTCGTCCCATTCAATTCGATCCGTCGAAGTCGTGTTTGCTTTTTTGACGGCTTTGATGGCTTCCAAACTTTTTTCCACTTCCGATTCGTAACCAAATCTTTTCATCGCATCAATAAAGTCATCGAACAAAAATTCGGTTCGTCCTATGTAGTCACAGAATTCTCCACCGTCTGGTCCAACGTAAGATTCGATCAACCGAGTGTACCAACCAGGTTCCTTCTCCAGCATCAAATAAATCCAATCGTTGAACGTCCCATCCAAACATTCTTTGTACCAATGAGCAGCCTTCGCATGTGGATGCCACGTCCACTTTGTTTCAACCTTTATCGATCTGGTGGAACGCTTCAACCATTTCCAAACAGATTCGTAGTAAGCAATTGGATACCGAACGTTTGCCCAGATCCATCGAACTTGATGTATGGACGATCTGTAATAATGAGACAACAAGCAATGTTTTTTTGGCAACCACTTCGGTTGCTTGGAATACCAACCAACAACCTTCACTCCTTTCAATTCATCCAGAACTTTCTCAATCCATGTTCCCCCGGTCCTTGGAATGTGTTGAAACAAGACACCTTCTTTTGACAACAATCTGGCCATCGTTCTTCATACTCCTTCTTTGAATCCACCACCACCAGTTGAAGCAGCTCGGCCGTGACCAGATTCGGTGTGACGCAATCGATACAAACCAGGAAGACGAACTTTCTGAATCTTCCCTTTCTCTCCACAAAATTTCCGATAGGGTTGATCGCATCGACAACGATCGAAGTTTCCGTTGGTGATCAACTGCCATTTTGATTCGTGATTCAAATATCCGTATTGACGAGCAAAACTGCCTTGAACAATTTGAACACCACCGATCGCTCGACTGTATCGTTTGGAAATGAAATCGGTTGGATCTATGTCGCAGATGCCCTCAGCATTGGCCAGAACAACGTCTCCTGTCGCATGATCCTTGTGAATCTGGATCTCACCAGGGAAAATCATCGAAGCCCCAGAAGGCCACTTCATCGTTGCCAACAAATCCAAAATTCCATCTCGGAAGCATTGATCCACATCCGAGAACCAAACAATGTTGGCATCCGTGATCTTGGCTGCCAGATTTCTTCCGATGGATCGACGACCGAGTTCACCGGGACTGAATGCAAGTCTTTGCAAATCCAATCCTTCAAAAGTTCGAATTGATTCGAACTCATCCAAAACACCGTTCGTCAACGAATCGTCCATACTGTAGCAAATCGTTGCTTTGACTTTGCAACGTTTCGGTCTGTTCAAAATCAAACTGCTCAACTGATACCGAAGAGCAGATGCATAATGAGGCAATTTTTTAGCCCAACAATGTGAGACGATCTCGATCGTCTTCATTTGATTTTCCTTTTACAAATTGCTTCCAAACTTGAAAATCCTCTTCAGTGTTCACTGCCAACGGAACGGAATCAATCTTGTGGCCCAACATTGGAAAGCCGGCTTCCAACCAATCCAATTGCTCAAGACTTTCTTTTTGTCCGAAAAATCCGACTGGATGTTCTCCAAATTGTTGCAAACATCTTGGATCGAAAACGTAAACACCAACGTGAGCACTGGCTCCTTGCATTGGAGCCCTCGAAAACCACTGTATTGTACCGTCCCGAAAAACAATTGCTTTGACGATGCTCTCATCATGCATATCAATCAAAGGAAAAGGTCCAACCAAAGTTGTCACTGGTGATCGCAATTCTTTGTGAGTGCGGATCATGTCGGCAACATCCGAAGGCTCAACCATTGGTTCGTCACATTGCCAATTCACGACCACATCCAGTTTGCATTTCATGTGTCCAACAATTTCAGCAACTCGATGTGTTCCAGTTGGATTGTCCAATCGACTCGGAAACCAAGGAATCTTGTTTGCCGAACAATACTCACAAATNTCTTTGTCTGGAGAAGTCACCACAACAGCATCAATCAACTTGGTTCTTTTTGCTCGATNATACACATGATGAAGAAGAGATTTCCCACCTGCTTCAAGCAACGGTTTTCCAGGCAATCGACTACTGGCCATTCTGGCCGGTATCACAACAACAGATTTCGGTTTGTTTGAATTTGAATCAAATAGAGTGATTATCGCTTCTCCTCAATAGTAATCGAACGTTTCACACAATTCTTTTTCCGACTCCATCACCAACCGATGCAAAGTGGGATTCCAAGAATGACTGATATTCAACTTGGCAACACCTCGACATCTCTGAGCCATTGCATACGAAATGTTCAACATCAACATAGATTCTTCAAACGTATGAGGAACATCTTCGATTCGTAAATAGCTGTTGGCTTTGTACATATTCATCCACATACCATAAGCACCGGACAACTGCTGAAGGTAGGCTCGAACGAATTCCTCAAAAGTTTCATGCGGAAGAGTGTTCAAAGACAACATCAAATGATCTGCATCCTTCGCTTCAATTGATTTGTAGCAAGACAACAACCAAGAGCAAGGATGACGCACCAATGAAATTCTGTAAGCATCGTCATCTTCCAAATTGGTAAATTCAGAAAAAGCTTCTCGACGTTCACTTCGCTTCAATCCAATCGCTTCAGTTGCCCGAAGAAACCAACCAACTCCGGTGCGTGGAAGAGATGCAAACTGAAACAATTTGAAATCAATCATGCTACACCTCATCTGGATTTTTTGATCTACCAAATTTTGTGCTTTGGTATGATGTTCACTTTGTAACTATGTGCTTTCGCAAATTTGTCTACAGCCCTTTTCACTCCAAACAATCCCGATCGATCACCTCTTCCATCATAATCATGACCAGCCATGATCCCACCAGATCGAATCAAGAGATTGCAACAAATCGCATCATTCAAAACTGTTTCATACCCATGACCACCATCGAGAAAACCAAAATCCAAAAAATTATGAGAAAGAGAATTCAAACACAATGCTGAATCACCCACCATCATTACACGACGATCGGAAGCAAACATCGTAGAATGAACAACTTCCGCCATCGTTGTTATCATATCTTCATGCGTCTTTTTTCGAAGACTGTTTCCAGGTTCTTTTTGATCGTATTCTTTGTAACGATCGATCATCACCAAATGCAACGATGGAAATTTTCGCAGAAGAGGAATCGACATCGATCCATTCCAAACACCCACTTCACAACCAACCATCTTTGACGAATCATCAACAAAAATTTCTTACTGAATCAATTTGATGAATGCCTTGGCATGGCCCTTCGTTCTGTGAAGCCACTGCGATTCTGTCAATTCTATTTTCTATAACACTTCATATGCCTCCATGTATCGATGCTTGAACACTTGCTTGATCTTTCCTCTAGATTCAGAAACAAAAACACCAAGACCTTTTTTCACGTGATCGGTCTTTTTGCAATCGTTCTCCACATCGTCGAACAACATCCATCCACCTTTTCGCATCAAACGAAACACCAATCGACAATCATCCAACACGGCCAAAGCATTGTGATTTCCATCAATCATGCAAAGATCCAACGACTTTGGTTTGATCCCAAGGAATCCTTTTTTGCTGACCATCCTTCGCAAAACTTCTGCTGAGTTTCCTCGTTGCAAAACAACCTTCCTCAAAGAATCTCTGTTTTCATTGTTTCTCCATTCCAAAAAACAAGATGTGTTGTGAAATGCTCTGTCCATAACTTCTACCATCACTGAATGATCCAACTTTCTCGTCATCAACCAAGGATCGATTCCAACAGCTCTGGCTTTTGAATGAGTGAGTATGTACTGAAGCATCCAACAAATCGACATACCTTCAAACACACCCAACTCCAAATATGTAATTGGTTCACCAGCCCACTTTGGATGAATGAATTTACGAAACGTTTCAAGGTTTCTGTTGCGAAACCAATTCCTCGTAAAGTTGAACGAACAACCTTCCGGAGCCATCAAATCCATCTTCCTACCCATTGAATTTTCCTCTGACTATTGACTGTTCCAAACGATCGAGATAATGATTTCCAACTTCAGCTCTCCACAATTGAATACCTCCAATGTTCTTCTGCATACATTTACGATACAACTTCCACCAAATCCCAACACCCTTCGATGACTTGGTTTCTCTTGTATTGCTGTCTCCATGATAATGTCGAATCACTACGTCTTCATCCAAAAGGTCTTTGGGTTGAAATCTCATGGGTGAACAATTGTATTTGCCACCAGTCACCACCGTCATTTCTCCACTCGGTCCGAAGATCGGTTGAAGTACATGCAGAACTGTCTCATCCGATATGAATATCTTCCGAGCGACCTTCGTCCATTCATACCATTTCTTCAACACTGGAGAACCAGGACGACAAACAAAAACACCTCCATTCAAACTCGGCCAAGGATCGACCAACATTGTCTCTACGGCATCTTGATCAATCTCTGAAAATTTCTTCAATCGACCAACTCGATTCCTCGGAATCTTTCCGGTCGACAACCATTTGTTGAATTGAGTTGCAACAAACGAAGTCTCACTGTTGATTCGATGGAACAAGTAATCAATCGATTCATGCACACTCGTATCGGCATCCAAATACAAACCAATTGTTTCTTCGGGAAGAGAAGCCATCACCAATTGCTTGCATTCAAACTGAGCGTTCTTCTTTCGATATTCCGGTTCCCATTTTCTGACTTCAAACAACAACCGTTCATCTTTTGACATGCACTTCACAACAGGATATGATTCCGGCCAAGCATAAACAACAATACGACCCTTCCAATGACGACGCAGAGTCATCAGACTGACGACCAAATAAGGAAGATGAGCAGGACCACTCATTACATAAACCACAGTTCGATTATCCAACACTCGATTCCTTTTTCTTCTTTGTTGCTACAATTATGATTTTCATCTCTTTCCGACCACGATATTCTGTTCCCGTTCCAACGTAAAGCAAATCAATCACTTCTCCAATTTTGTTCAACAAACAAATGTACTCATACAACGTCGCTCCAAAACAATCACCACGATTCAACTCAATGTGAGAGAAAGACCACTGAACAAAAAGCAATCCATTCTCGTTCAATTGATCCAACCAAACTCGGACACATTCAAATGGATCATGAGCATGATCCATGGCATTGGTGTAGACAAAATCAAATGCTCCCAACCACTTTGATCTGACCTTGTGAAAATCATGGACAACAACTTTCAAATTGCTCTGTTCAAACAAATCTGTTCCAACGACGTCTGCATTTGCAAATCGCTGTTTGAATTCTTCTTCAAACAAAATCAATTCTCGGCCTTCTTTCACACCATGGCACAAACCACGAACGTTTGATCTCTGCTCCAACAAATAATCAACGATCTTTCTCACTTCCAAAGGACTGACAGATGTTCGACTTGATTTTTTTCTGTTTGCCCTCAACTGACTTTTCTCATATTGCTTTTGATCCTTGAACGATTTCAATTGCATAATTTCCATTCCTTCCATTTGTCAATCTGACAGGGACAGCAACACTGCTCTGGACGAAACAAACCATGTCGAACATATACACAATCGTACTGACCCATCCTCGACCGTTGGGTGTGAATCCACACTCGAAAAAATCCGCAATCATTCAGATATTTGTGAACGTCATTTTGACAAGCCCAACCTTCATTCGTTGGATTCCCCGTCAATTCTACATTCACTGCATCAACCAATCTGATAAAATTATTTGCTCCTTGCAAAGCCATCAATTCGGATCCTTCACAATCAAGCCACAACAAAACTTGATCTCCAATCGGTTCATTCAGCATAGAATCCAACGTTGTTATTTGAA